TTACAACTTCCAGAACATTCATAAACTCTTGAACAGTTTCGCACTCAACCATTTTCTCATTGCCTTCATCGCTGATCAGGAGGAAGGAGCGAGTACAAATATCAATAACAATGCCGAGAACAGATTCTTGTGCGGTGCCCATTGGGTGTTCCGTTGATTACCTGAGTATTATAGAACACCTGGGGTCTGGTGTCAAGTGGGTGGAACTGGCCAGAGTTCGTGATTTTCGTCCCTAACCAGTTCTCTATACTGCTCTTCTGTAAGAGATGAAGGAAGATCACGGAGTTCTTGGCGATAGGTTCTCCATTCTCCTCTCTGTTCTTCTGTAAGTGGACTGTCTGGAACTTGTGTCCAGTCACTATCAGTTAGTTTTTTTGTCCTATATTGACGTAATAATGATGTCCAATCTCTATTCCATTCCCAATCATATGCAATTCTTGCTTCTTCATCAGCAATTCTCTGCTTTGCGTTCTGTAAATCGGTAACTGCCTGACTATAAATTCCCAATTCTTCAATTCTTTCATTACTTGTCCCATCATTGTATTCAACCTCACCCCAGGTATCATACCATTGAACAGCGTGAACATTTTCTGGAATCCAGGACATATCCGTGTTTATTCCAACTACACCATCACCATCTAATGAAATTGTTTTGTCGGGAACTATGATTGAAAGTTTCACAATTATTCTTCCTCCGATGATTCTTGTAACATATTAATTGGTTGTTCTAATGGGGCAACTCTTGAAGGAACGACGCCATGAGTTATTGCATTTATGTATAATTGCTGATTGGATTGATTTGCCTTTACAACTTCATTGCGGAATGATTCTACTGCTGCTCCTGCTTGATTGGTTTTTTGTGTAATATCCATTGCCATATAAGGCATCCAAACAACTGCACAACCAGATTCATCAACTGGTTCTCCTGTATTTGGATTTGTACCTCTAATTCTCATATACCAAGAACATTTTTCTTTAATACATTCTTTTTTAATTAGAGGGCAATAATCACCACCACTATCTTTTCCTTTACCCATAATAAATTAGTTTCTAGAACATATTATAACATCAATATACTCAACCGCAAAGTCCATTGCATTTCCACTAAAACTGCTGCTTACGCTACCACTTAAACTGTGACTGTGATTTGATTGAGAAATTCCGTGACTGTGACTGCTTTGGGATATTCCGTGTGAGTGACTGCCATTTCCACCCTGAGCAGCAGTATCATAAGTATTACCATACTGAGTGCTTAAACCAGAGTCATCCGTACCTCTCCAGTTTCCAGACCTAAATCCACCGTGAGTGTGAGATGCAAGTTCATAAGTACTCAAAGTGTGACTGTTAACACTAATACTAATAGAACTACTACTGACACTAATATTGGCAGATGCCCCATTAGTGCTTCCAGAAAATGAAGAACTTACAGAACCACTAGGAGTTCTAGAAGCAAAAACACTGCTAAATGAACTAGAACCACCATTACCACCACCAGTCCCACTTACAACACGGAGAGACTTATCATTGTGTGTGGTCTGTTTAGTCCATCCAGTTGGTGCTGCTGCCTGATAGAACACCATTGTTGTTCCAGTCGGAATCGCCTCAACTGGTGCTGCAACTTCTGCCCACTCTGGATTAGCACCAGGACCATTTGTTTTTAAAAAGTATCCAGAAGTTCCTGGTGATAAAAATCCAGTAACATCCGTATCAGACTGATATGGTATTGAACCTTGAACTCCACCTGCTATATTATTTGATACAACACCACCACCCGTTCCTGAAGAGTCGCTCCCATCACTTCCGTTGTTTGTTGATTGATTTGAAGCAATTAATTTTCCTTTTACAACTACATTACTCAAAAAAGTAACTTTTCCTTGAAATGTATGTTCAAATGAAGTTGGTTGATTCGGAAATAGTGTCATGATTATACTCTTAACGCACTAATTGCTTGCTGAGCAATAGCAATTGCTGCGCTTGCTCCAGGTCCACCTGCTGCGGCAGATGCTGCCCTAGCAATACCTTCTGCCTTAAGACCTGCGTACACCTGATTTAACATTGTTTTTACATTATCTTGTGTAGCAATAGCATCTGGTCCATAAGAATGTGGAGCAGTACAATATGCTTCTTGTGCTGTGATATCTACTTTCTGCCCAGCATCGACGGTAAAGTTGCCGCCACACTTAAAATTAATATCTTCCTTTGCTTCAACGATAACATTAGCACCCTTGATTCTAACATCACCATTTTCTTGAGCAGTGATGATAACACTGCCTTTCATACCAGAAATTACGATATCAACTCCACCACGGTCATTATTTTTACCACCACCACCAATAATTTCAATGGTTTGATCATTATACAGGTGATAAACACCTGCTTGATTCATACCACATAGTGAAATGTCCCCACTATCCGTATGAGCATACTTTTCATATACACCAGCACCAAGAAATCCGTTCGTAGGATTGTTTACATCAATCCTAAACTCTGGTGTATAAGAAATAATTTTTCTTCTTTCCCAATTATTGCTCATTTATAAGTCCTCCTGCGATATTTATTCTATACAGTCGATAACTTGCTTCACTGCACCCTGAAGTTCTTCTGGTCTTACTCTGAGTTTAGGTTTGATGATAGCACCAGATCCTGTTTGAGTATTAACAGTAAACTCCATAGTATCAATAACTGATGGGAACTGAAGTTCTCCATTTACAGGAACTCTCTCAATACTAATAATGCTTCCATCACTATCAACATTGACATCATATTCATTACCATAATTATCAGTTACTGTGTCATCGGGACTATATCCACTTCCACCATCAATAACGTTAGGACCATTCACATCATCTGGAACATAGTCTTCAATATCACTGGATGGAGTATAATCTTGACCATCAGTTACAACATAGATGTCTGTAATCTGCTGATAAGTCGGAGAGTCTGGATCATAATCAATTCTTGCTCTAGCTGTAGCACCGAATCCCTTTCCACACTCATCAACAATCTCAACAAATGGTGGGAATGTATATCCTCCACCACCATTTACAAGGTCAACACCAATCAAACTTCCAGTCAAACCTCTACCACCTTCAGCAATTTGAAGGATAGCGTTGGCAACACCACCTTTACCTTTTCCTCCACCAAAGATTTTAACTTTAGTTCCACCACATCCACCAAGTTCTGGTAAACCAGCAAAACAATTTCCAAGAACACTTTCAAATCCAGGAGCAGAAACACTTGGATTGGCAAAATCAAACAGACCAAGAGAACCAACTTCTCCAGCAATATCTTGAATTGCCTGAAGAGGTGCTTCTGCCAGTGCTTTCGCTTCGTTAGCAACTTCTAAGATTTCATCAACAGGAACACCAGTCTTATCACTGCTACCCTTACCAATTACCCACTCTTCGGAAGAGAGATCGTATTCTGGAGCAATTTCATTACATCCTAGTTTATCAGCAAGACCTAAGATTGCTCCAGCAGTTCCACCAAGGAATCCTCCAATATCAAATCCACCTGAAATTGTACTGAGAGCATCCATGAATGGTTTCAGGAAACTTGTTACACCTCCGATGATGTGATTGAGAAGAGCACCAACAACCTGGTCACCAATACATTCTACGAAGTTGAAGACATTCTCTGCTACATTAGTCAGAACACCTCTGATTATATCTCCAAGACCATTAATGATACTATTTGCTATACATGGAATAGCATCCGAAAGTTTCTTTACAGGACCAATAAGTAATGCTTGAGCGATTGTTCCTGCTTTTTCGGCAATAGCACTGTTTTGAGTAGCAGCAAAAACGGTAGCATAAACAAGATCATATAACTTTTGTAGACCACTATTCAATACAGGTACAAGTTTGTCTGTGAGATTCTTGGTCATGTCGCCAACAACCTTCATAGCACTCTTTTGGATACTAGCAGTCATGCTGCCAATTTCCTTCATAATGAACTGTCTAGCATTACCAACAGCACCCTTTACACTATCAGTAATATTACGAATTTTCTTGACAAAGTTTCCAACTTCTGTCTTGATTGTTCGTACAGCACTCGCAGCATCTTTTGATGCTGCCAATACTTTTTGTCCGATAGCAGGAGAAGCGGACTTTAGTGCTGTCTTGGTATCTTGATTTTGACCTGTAGCATTTCCTACTCTCTCAGCAGTTGCCTTATCAGTTGCGATAGGAGAGACTTGAGATAATGAACTTTGTTCGCTTGATTGACTATTTGCTACAATACCACCATCATTCGTTACTCTACCAGTATTACCCGTAAATGGTACAAAAGGGGATGCAAAATCGCCAGTTGGAACCTGAGATGTTCTTCCAAAAACTCCCATGACGACAGGAACTTGCCCATTGTCTCCATCAAGAAAGAATCCAAATACAGTGTCACCAGGAGCAATAGAAATCGATGTTGATCTATTTTGAGCACCAGAACCATCAGTAGTGCCAAGCAACACAAGTGCCCAAGGCAAATCTTCATTCTTGAGGTCAGTCGTGTTGTATGGATGATATCCAAGAATACGAACTTTTACCCTATTTCCCCATCCACCTCCATTGGATTGTTCTTGATACCCATCTTCTAATGGGGGAATCTGACCGATCCACCAACGGAATCCGTCTCTCCCCAGAAAATTAGTTTTAAGTAAAGACTCCTCTAACATTACTTCTCTTCGTTGTTGGGATTAGACTGACCGTAAGTATCTCTCACTAACTTCACTGAGGTATATGAACCAGATGTGTCAAAATGATGACGTAATTCTTTTATCATATATAGTCCGCTTTGCATCTGATCATATTCTTTCTTCTGATTAGTTGTAGTCTCTGGGAAGAAGCATTCAATAATATCACCTGCTTCAAGATTTGTATTACATGGTAAAGTGGCAGTCACTTGTTGAGTGAATAAAGTATTGTATCTAAACAGTGCTTGAGACTGATACAACAAAGCATCGGCATTTTTTGTCGTAGAAACACCAACCTCTTGAGTTCCCAAATCTAGAACACCAGTAAGAAGTCTAGTTGGAACATCACCAAGGGTTAAATTTGATTCCTCACTAATTGTTGGTAAAACAAATTTATCGCCAAGATTCTTAGTACTATTAATATAATCATCCATCTTAAATACACCCTTCTCTGGGTGAGTGAATGTTCCGTTTAATGGATTGAAGTAACTCCTAAAACTAGAATATACTCCTAAACGTAGATTCTCTATAACATTTTGATTTCTATTGATGGCATATTCGATAATAGTGTAATCCTGTTTCTTACCATCTTCATTGACAATATCATTTGCGATATATGTTGCTTTTGGTTCGGCAGCAATCAAACTATCAAGTGATCTAAATTTAAATCCACTCTTTGTTTCAAAGAAACAGTATCCAGCGGTACCATTACCTGATGTCTCTGGAACTGCTTTTGATGCTAACCATGTTAATACTGTAAATGGTTTTCTCATATTACCAATGAAACCATATTTGTTCATTGACTTATCAATATCAACCTTTTTATTGGTCTGAAGATATGTTTTAATTATTTTCTCTGCCGATACTGAAATTGGTGAGGATGTAGGATACTTCCCAGGAACCCTAGCAGTTTCATTAGTTATTGCTTCTCTTGAATATAAATCAAGAACAAAAGATTCTATTTGATTTGTGCTAATAACATTACGAACACCACTGACGTAAAAATAGTTTTCCCTATCAGAAAAATCTAAACCAGGCATACCTTCTGCATTACCTGATATCCTCAAAGAAAGTCTCTCACCACCTCGACAAGGAAGTCCTTGAGTGATGGATTTTCCATTTACGGCATTACCTGTGGTGGTTACAACTATTTTGGCAGTTAATGTTGGAGAAAAAATATCCTCAAAATAGTCTATTGACTGAACACCAAGTCTTAGGTCAACAGTTTCTGAACCATCATTAGATTCTAGAAGTACTTCTTCGTACTTTGAAAGATCGGATGCACCCATTATACGTATTCTAAGTCCCTAAGAAGAATCTTGTTTATGAAACTATTTAACGATATTTCTTCAGATGCTCCTCCATCTTTTCCTCCACCTCCAGATCCTCCTTCTGGTAGTGGTTGCTGTCCACTTTCAGATGGAATTGGAACTGTAATAACAGATCCTCTCCTCTCTGGTGTTACGGCAGAAGCAACCATACTTCTGCTTACTGCTCCATCAATTTGAAGTGATGGACCACCAGTACCTCTAGATGATTCAGATAAAGATGTCTTTTGTCCCTGAACATTTGCTTTAGTTAGTCTAATCAAAGATACATATGGTGCTGGAGACATATTAGAAACACCAGATGTCCATTCTGTACTATTTGCTTCTAAGTGAATATGAGGTGCGGTAGAACGTCCTGTAGAACCTGTAATAGCAAATGAAGTTCCTGCTGGAACTCTGGCACCTCTTCCTCCTATTAAGATCCTACTATTGTGGGCAAATCTAAGGTGAACATTATAAGAAGGAACATATAAGTCAACAACATTTCCATATCCTCTATCAAACGTCGATCCATCAACAATTGCATCCGCTGCCAATGAGATGAAAAGACCTGCCGCACATCCAATATCAATTCCTTTATGTGGAGAAGATCTGAAGGATTCAAAATCACCTCTTCTTGATGTAATTACTGCAGATGTTTGACCACCAAGAAGTTGAGTAACATCTTGCCCTTTTCTATATCTGGTGCTAGAATCAACCCGTCTTGATACTACTGGTTGACTGGATCTAGCACCAGCTGCTGCTTTTTTGGCAGCAGGAAGATACTGCTTATAAGTGCCGCTAGAATAAACACTCCAAGCACCAAGACCTTGAGATTTGAGAATGTCATAGGCTGCTTTAGCATTAGTTAGAGGATCTTTTAGTTGATCGTTGGAGGATAAACCATATTTTTTCCTTCTTTCGGCACCAAGCATATATCCTGGTTCATCAAGCATGTTGATTTGCCACAACCCATAAGAATTATCTGGATATTTTGGGTTATGTGCTCCACTGTCTCCACCAGATTCTGCTAGAGCAATAGCAACCATTGTAGGAATCATGTCCTCTGGAATACCAGCACGTCTAGCAACATCAGCAATTTGTTTTGGTGACAGTTTACCTCCAGAAGGATAACTTCCCTGCCTATCAAAGTCTGTACGGTCACCAGTCACAAAATCCGCAAGTCCACCAAAGAATCTTCTAAATGGACCTGGTTGTTTATCATCAGTTCCTGGTTCTTCTTTTTCTCTTTCTTCTATTCCCAATAAGGCATAGATGTCAAATTTATTAACAGCATCAATCATCTTATTATAATCTTTTTCTACATCATCAACACCTTCAAGAATTTTTTCTTTTGATTCATCGGCAGACTTTTGATCTTGAGAAAAATCTGCTTGGCGTAAAATTCTTTCATCTGCAGAATCTAAATCACCGGTAAATCCTGCGAAGAATCTAGTTATACCGTCATACCATCCAGTTAGTGCTCCAACAGTTTTCTGTATTCTTCCTATCAGTTTTTGTACGTTCTCAATGATGATAGGTAAGTTGGTTACCATCCACCCAACGAGGATGGTTCCAACAAAATCCATCACTCTACCAAGGAATCCTTTTGTACTACTCCCAATAACTTTAGCACTTCTTCTGAAGATGCCTCCAACTTTACTAGATTCAATTAAATCCTCTTGCTCTCTTCTTTGAACGGCAGCACGTCTTTTACCAAATATTTCTCTCTGCTGAAGCATCGCACGTTTTTTAGAGCGATTACTCTTAGTAAATTCTCGAATGATAACAGATGAAGTATTATTGGCAGCACGAAGACTTTTGCCAAAAGAAGAGATAGTTCCCTGTATACCACCAATACTATCGCTATTCTTTAAAAGTGACTGTGTAATTTTTGCCATCAGACAGATACCACGTTAAAGTTTGATCTAGCACCAAGAGTGTAAATATTGTCAGGATTATGTGGAGTAAAAAATGGTGCTCCATTAATACCACCAGAAACTAATGGTTGTGACTGTGGTTTTTTCTGTTCCGCTGGGGTCTGAACAGGAACAACAGTAACACCAGGTTCTGCTGGTGCTTGAGATACTGTCTGGGCAACTTGTTGAGTCTTTTTGACAGGATCAATAGAAGTAGCAGGTTGATTCGGAAATATATCCAAGAAATCCCACCACTGATTTTTTCCACCCTTATCTGCAGTTGGAACGGTTGGTTTTTCCCCCTCCATCTCTGCGGCAGGAGCAGCAGGAGTTTCAACAGGTTCCATGGTTACTTCACCATGCTCTGCCTTTACACTTGGATCTACAGGTGCCTCTTCTTTTTCTTTGGATTCTGGTCTTTCAAATACTGCTGACATATTGACAACAGGAAGAGAACCATCAGCACTAGCACTTTTTATCTCCTCTTCCGTCATCGGATCTAGAGGTGCCATACTAAATGTATTTCTCACAACTGGAGCAGGTTGCGAAGCTCTATTTTTTACAAAATCTTTGTATTGGCTTGCTGTGAATAATCTCTCACTGCCAGTTGATAAAGAAAGACCACCAACTCCATTAGGATTATTTGGATTATAGTCTTCTGTTTCTGATTTTAAACTGGGTCCACCAGTTCCTGTAGGAGGTTCTTCTCCATTATCATCACTAAACAAAAGACCACCAGAAAGTTTATTGAGTGCCAGTTTCCCCATTTTCGTGAGGAATCCAAGAAACTGTAATATTGGACCAGAGAATATAGCACCTAGACCAATTGCAGCAAGTTTTAGAGCAATGCCACCAAATGCCGCTGTCAATGCTGGAACTGCTAGCTTGATAGTAGCAAAGACTCCACCAGCAATCAGTAGATTTTTTAATATATTATTCTTGATTTCATTTAATTTATCTTCATTACCTTCTTTATAGGCAACAATAGTTTCAACACCCTTTTGTAACAACCAACCACCAGCGATTGTTGCGAAGAATCCACCCAATCTACTCAGAGTAAATTGTGCCTTTTGTGCGATTCTTTGTGCTGGTTCGATTGCTGCTGCTTGAATTTTCTTTTCAATCGAACTCTCTTTACCCTCACGCAGTTTCTCCTGCGCCAACTTGTTCTGTAATTCTGCTTCTTGTTGATCTTTTGCTTCGTCTAGAGCGTTTTGTTGTTGAAGGTTTGTTCCAATAACTTGTAGAGAACCAGTTAGTGACTGCATCTGAGCAGTCAGATTTTGCATCTGGTTGGAAACAATTCCAAGTTGTAATGAATTCTTTGTTATAAGTGCTTTTGCTTCTGGATCAGATTCCACTACGGCACCAGGAGCAACCGCTCTGCCAGTATAGGCAGCAGCGGATATTCTTTGCCCTCTACCGATTAGTGGTGAAATCTCAACCATTATTCTGTTGTGCCTTTAAGTTTTCTTCTTCAATGTATTGTTGGAGGAAAGCGAGATAAATTTCTTTCTCCCAAGGTATCATATTTTCTAACTCCGTCAAACTATATTTATGATGTTGCATCAAGGCAAAATTGATTCTAAAGTATGACTCAAGATCAGTATGAGCCATACTCACCCGAAAAAACTTGCTAGTCCCTCCAGGACAATAACATTGTCCTTTCCTGTGTTTGGATTAGTGACAGTAACTGTATGAGAAAGTTTAGGCATGGTTTCGAAGAACTTCTCAACTTCTTTGAATTGTTTAGAACTCAGTTGCTCGGTAAACTCTTTCAACTCTTTTTTGGTGCAATCTTTTGCGGACCAAGATTCTTCCTCGTTGTAAATCTGTTCAATACATGATGTTACGATATCAAAAGTATCATCAACACTAATATCAGTGACAGCAAAGTTATTTTGAATGAACTCTTTCATAGAAGGATATCTCATACGAAGAGTTAAATTATCATCTAACTTAATATCTCTACTGTGCTCTTCATCTTCTTGAATCTGAATTTCATCAAGATCAATTACAGCAGGAACTTTTGTCTCACCGTCATCGGGACAAGTGACGAGAACTTCAACTTGCTCACCGACAGACTTTCCACGAATGTTTAAAAACAGATACTCAATATCGAATGTGGCAAGTTCATCAACCTTGACACCTCTTGTTGTAATACAAGAAGAAATAACATCCTTAACAGCATTAGCAATCTGAGTTGTGTCCTCAGACTCCATTGCCATAATTAGAATTTTTTCTTCTTTGACTAAGAACGGTCTATACTTAATTTTCTTCTTAGACGAAGGAATCACCAACTCATACGATGGTGTAGCAATCTTTGGTAAAGGCATAATATCCTATGAACAAGTCAGTAAAATTATTTAGATGAGTTATTTGACCTTCACATCTAAGAAGTCTGCGTTAGCAAGTTGTGTGAAGGAAAGAACGGTTGAATCTGGATCAAACATATTTGAATTAAACATTCCTGTTGGACCAGGAATTCTGGGAATTCCCAGATTTAAACCAAGGTCTAGTCCTCCAGCGGAACCAAACGCACCATAAGCAGCATTTGCTTGTTTAGACGATGTGCTATCGTTAGTTCCATCTTTATTATTATCATTACCAATCAGTTCATTGAGGGAGCGTGTCTGTCCAGAAACGTATCTATCAAAGTGAAAGTTAGCACTACACTTCAAAAGATTTGAACCTTCATATGAAACTGGCACAGCATTGACTGAGACTGGGAACATTCCAAAGAATCTATACTCAATATATCTCTTATAGTCTCTTTCAAACTTTACAATTCTAGTTTCATCACACTTGTAATCATCAGGATACTGCATTCTAAAGTGATATCCTGAGCGTAATTTATTTGCTCCAATATTATCACTACCAGAAGCAATGAACTCTGTCCAGTGCTCCAAGAACTTCAACGATCTATATGCGTTATCAACGTAGAACTCCATCTCCATTTGGACGAAAGTTCTAGTGTGTGCCATTTTTTCAGCAACACCATGAAAATGTCCAATAGCATCAGCAGTTGCTATCGCACTTCCAGGAAGAGATGCTCTATTACATAAGAGTGATAGATTATCGCCTATGAATCTATAATCCATACCTCTCTTTCTAAGGTATGATTTCAGAGATGATGAAAGACCACCAAATTGAACGACAAAATGAGAAGTCTGAGCAACCTGCGTTAACGTTGGTTTTATCTGAGATATCTTTTTTGGAAACGGTCTAGGCACTCTAAATATCTTATAGGTGATTGTTTAGTTATTTAGATGTCATATAAGGGAAAATACAAACCTTCATATCCTCAAAAATACAAGGGCGACCCAACCAATATCATCTATCGTTCTCTTTGGGAACGCAAGTTTATGGTTTACTGCGACACCAATGAAAATGTGTTGGAGTGGCAGTCAGAAGAACTTGCGATTCCATATCGTTCCCCTATTGATAATAGAGTTCACAGATACTTCCCAGACTTCTTTATCAAGTATAAAGATGTAAATGGTAGAATCAGATCATCCCTTATTGAAGTAAAACCCCTGAGGCAGTGTTCTCCACCACCAAAACCCAAGAGGCAGACAAAAAAATACCTGAATGAGGCATTTGAATATGCCAAAAATCAGGCGAAGTGGAAAGCAGCACAAGATTTTTGTGCCGATAGGATGTGGGAGTTCAAAGTAATGACTGAAAAAGAACTCGGTATCAAGTAATGGCAAAAAGACCAACACAGACAGATACTAATGTAAACAGAATCCGTTCTGTTGTTGATAAGATGACGGGTCTTAAAGATCCTGATGATAGAATGATTGAGGTCTTAGAACTGTTAACTCCAACTCCAGTTAGAACTGTAGAACCTGGAAAGTTATATTTGTTTGTTTACAATGCTAAGACACCAAATATTACATTCGATCAGAATCCTTTCATAGCAGTAACAGATGTATTTCAGTGGGGATTCCGTGGATTCAGTGCTCACTGGAGAGAACCAAGACAATACACTTGGGCAGAAGTTGGTACGGATGTTTATGAAATCTTCCGCTCTGAAGTAAATGATGTATTAAGATTGTCTCTTATGAATAAGCGTCTAAATACTTGAAAAAGTGCTGCCATAAATGGCTAAGAAAAAGAAGTCCAGCAAAACACCCATGCGTTATCCATTATCCGCATTGAATGTGGATGGGACTGGGAACAAGCAGGACATGCTGTATATAAAAATATTTGAGCGTGTTGACCGCGATATCTTAAGTGATGCTATCTTTAGAAGAGGAAGAGTACTACAGAGAGACGCAAATACTAAACTTCCACTTGTAGATGCTAATGGTGAGCAACTAGGAATAGAAAGAATTGTAGGAATTAATGCCTTACAAAGAGTTGATGCTCACTTTAATAGATCTGGGAATATAGCAAAATATGAAAAAAATGCTCGCTATATCTACTTACCAATTCCACAGGTAATTACAGATAACACCTCTGTAAGTTATTCTCAAGATACTCTAAATCCATTACAAGTTGTTGGATTAAAAGCAGCATCTGAAGCTATTGATGATCCTGCTGGAGCCTTAAAAAAGGGAGTTGAAGCAGCGCAAGAATTAATTAAATCTTCAACGAATATTAATACTGGAACTGCAAAATTAATCAATACAGTATTATCAGGAACAGCAGTTAATCAACTTGGTGGTAATGTAAACGCTACCTCATTAATTACAAGGTCCACTGGTCAAGTCTTACAGTCCAATATGGAACTATTATTTGATGGACCAACTCTTAGATCATTCCCATTCGTCTTTGACTTCACTCCAAGAAATCGTGACGAAGGTCAAATGGTAATGAAGATTATTAGAACCATCAAACAGGCAATTGTTCCTAAGAATGGAAATAATGGTGTTTTCATTAATTCACCAGACTTGTTCCAACTCCAGTATATCACTGCTGATGGGCAAGATCATCCATTCTTGAATAAGTTTAAGATTGGAGCGATGAGTGACATCTCAATCAACTATGCCGCTTCTGGAACTTACGCAACATATGCTGATGGAACACCAGTTCACATTCAAATGTCATTAACATTCAAAGAACTCAATCCAGTTTATGCTGAGGATTACGATACAGGAAACTACGGACCAACTGTTGACTCAAATCTGGCATTTAAAGACTTTGGAGTAGGAGGTGTAGGATTCTAATGGGTTACTTCAGAGAACTACCAAACGTTTTATACCAGTCAAACCTTCTTCACAAGGTATCATCACAAGAGTATATTGCGGTCAAGAATCTTTTCCGTAAAGTAAAGGTTCAAGATTGGATTCTAGATAATGTTTCTTTCTTTGAGAAGTATAA